CGAAACCAACATTAAAGAAGAAAAAAGACTTACGCCCGTGTTACCGAGAGAAAAACTGTTTGATATTTTCGACTCATTAAGAGGATCCCCACTGTTAGTTCCTGACGAAGAGGAAGCTATAGATGAGCTTCAAGGATCTGAAACAAACAATAACAGACCGACGTATAGTCTTGGACCTGTGTCACAAGCACAACCAGTACAACAACCACAACAAGTTGCTGCAACCTTGGCTCCTCCCGGGGTAGCGCAAGCGGGACCCACTACAGCCCCTTCGGTGGGTCCCGCAACAAATTTAGCTAGTGCAAATCCAATCACGCTTCCTGACCCAAGAGATCAGATGTTAGCACAGAGATTAAGAGGTGTAGTATGAACAAAGATAAATTAAGACAAGAGCTTGCAGACGACGAAGGCTGCAAGTACGAGATATATTTGGATCATCTAAATTTACCAACTTTCGGAATCGGTCACCTCATTACCGAGTCCGACCCAGAGTTTGGTGAACCCATTGGTACGGAGGTATCCGAGGAGAGAGTGCGTAAAGCATTCAACTTGGATGTGGCTGTGACTATCGACGAATGCAAAGTATTGTACGATGACTTCGATGATCTGCCCGAAGAGGCACAATTAGTTATTTGCAATATGATGTTTAATATGGGTCGGCCTCGCCTATCCAAGTTCAAAGGCATGAAGGCTGGAGTTGATGCCCGGGACTGGAATAAGGCCGCAGACGAGATGGTCGATTCGAGGTGGCATGATCAGGTTCCGAACCGGGCCAAGCGTTTGGTTAAGCGGATTCGTGATCTAGCTTAGTAACAATGGCTACGAAGCTGAACGAAAACACAGAGGTCGCTCTACCCCTACGCAACATCATAAGCATGGTGGCTGCGGCAAGCGTAGCGACATGGGCATATTTTGGTATCATAGAGAGGCTAAATCAGATAGAAACCAACATCACCATGATGGAAGCTGACTTAGGTCAAAACACCGAGTTTCGCATCAAGTGGCCCCGAGGTGAGATGGGGTCACTGCCAGCCGATTCGGAACAGTTTATGCTGATAGAACATCTGTCGAATCAGTTGGATGATTTGTCCGCACAGATAGATGAGGGCAAAGCCCCATATGACCAGCAGCAGAAGCTAACACTAGAGTTTTACGAAAAGCGTTTAAATGCATTAGAAGAAAACTTGGAGAAGATGAGAAATGGAAATCATTAAAACCATAACTCTCATACTATATATGGGCGGTGATGTAGCTGAACACACCGCCTACGAAAAGATATCCAAATGTCTTAAAGCCAAGCGCACTATTGAGAGAAATTTGTACAAGAAGAGTCAGTCCGTCAGGTACTCATGCGAAAACAAAACCGTTGAGGTATCAAAAAATGCAGATGGCACTAGCTACATTGTAAAAATAATAGAGTAAAACTAACCAAAAACTAACCCCAGCATAAAACTAAGGAACCAGAGGCTAATCAGCAGCATTGCTAAGTCACTGTGTTTACTATATAAAAACATCGATTCTCGTGGAGCTCGTGATTAATGAACGTACCAATACACCCTCAAGTCTCTCAGAATCGCTGTCCGAGGTGTCAAGCACCGCTAAAAGTGATCCAAGTGCATGGTCATGGGCAGTGTGCCTACTGTAAAGCAGTGATCGACGACTGTTGTCAGGGTGAGACATGTTCAGTTACGTCTTCAGACCAGAAATCTTGTCGCACCTAGCTCCGCTAACTACAAATTGTTCCAGCTTAGAGTCGTTCATTACTTCGACGGTCATCTCTGCTGCCCGATCATTGCACTGACCGATAGTTTCATACGGACCTCGAGTATCCTCGAATACCTTACAGTCTGATGTATTAACAACCAGACACACTAATATCATTGCTTCAAACATTATTCTACTTCCCCCCAGTTATCCACTAAAGCCATGTCAACTTCAAATGGTACGTTAAGTTTCGGGATACAATTTTCCATAATATCAACTATCCTATCTGCCTGCTCTTTAGATTCGATGCTAAAACAAAGCTCATCATGTACGGTTAACATAGGAAGCAGGCCCTCCTTATAACAGTCCACCATCGCTTTCTTTGTCTGGTCGGCGCTCGAACCTTGGATTAGTTTGTTCAGCGCCTTGTATGTAAAAGCACGACGTATCATGCCCTTGCCACCGTACTCCTTGGCAGCTTCCTCGAGCTTCATAGCTTTGTTGTAGCCGAAAGACTTAGGCTCCCACATATCAAACCTGCACTTGCGACCAAGCCATGTTCTGATAGCACCGTTGGTAGCTGCTGTCCCGGCTGCTAGATCTGCAATACCTTTCACAAAAGGCACCCTCTCATGGTACTTTTCAAGCAAGGTCTTGGCTTCTTCTTCCTCGATGTCCATCACACCAGCCAGCTTCTTGCGCCCCATACCGTACATGATCCCGAGGTTTACAGTCTTGGCCTCCTTACGGGTTATCTCAGCAAGGTCTGCTACCATCTGGTGAAAGTCAGCGTTTCCCTCTTTATACATTTCAACTACAGTATCAATTTGAGGATGACGATTTACCCCGGTCAGTTGAGCGCAGTAATGCGCTAACCAGCGAGGCTCTTGAGAAGCATAGTCAAAGCTGCCCCACTTCATGCCTTCTTCTGGCAGGAACAGGCCACGGATTAAAGATTTAATCTCTGGATCTCTCGCCGGGATCTGTTGTAAGTTCGGGTTGCTGGATGAAAACCTACCTGTTACCGTGCCGCCCTCATCCGAACGAAGAGGATTAAAATCACAATGAATGCGACCATTACACGAATGTTCAAGGATTGTCTCAACAAAGGTAGTATTTGCCTTGTTAAATTCACGCAACTTCACAATCTTCTGTGCAATTGGGTGAGGGTGGTTCACAAGAAACTGTTTTGTAAAGGAGGGAGCATCCGTATTTTTTGTCCTTTTGTACGAGATCCCAAGAGAGTCGAACGCTCGTGCTATAGATGCAGCTTCCCAAGGGGAGACAGCGACCCCTGTCTCTTCCTTTATTTGTTTAAGTAAAACATCCTCTCGTTTCTTTAAATCCCCCTTGACCAACTCAGCTTTGTCTATGTCAACCCTAACGCCTTTAGTCTTCATGTCTAACAGGCATGGCAGGAGACTGGACTCTAATTCAAAGATGCCACTAACTTCATCCTTGACAATATCAGAACGCAACCTGTCCCACAGACGCAGGGTTACCGCAGCATCTTGCTCCGCATATCTTCCAACGAAGTTAGCATGCAACTGCCACATACCAGACTTGGCATCAACACCATGCATTTCAGCAGCGGAACGAAGCATCTTTTCGTTCTTCCACTCACCGAGATACTCACCAGCTAGTGAGTTTAGATTGTAATACCTTCTGTTCTCATTGAGCACAGGGGCAGCTATCATAGTATCGATAATTTTACCCTGCACCTCTATGCCAGCCCACCGTAGCCAACCAAGATCATACATAGCGTTATGCATAACCTTCTCAATGTTCGGTGTTTCAAGCTGCTTCTTTAACCAGTTGATAACAATCTTTTCCGGCATATTTCCACCAGCCTCGTGGCGGATAGGAAAGTAACCAACGAAGTCTCCTGCCGCTACAGCAAAACCAATGACGTAGCCATCGTTCCTACACCATCCCGGTCCCAGTGTAGTCAGATTTGGATCTCTGGTTTCCAAGTCAATCGCTATGCGCTCACAGTTTGTAAGGTCAGGCAGTGACGACGGAGGTGCCCACTCTTCTTCTTCATCAAATAAATCAGTCTTCATCTATCCGCTCCAAAGCATCTATGGGGTGTTGTGTCCACACAAATATAGGTGTCCCTTTACCTACATAAGCACCGGACACGTTAAACGAAAAGTATTCTACCGCATCCTCGTGGGTCATGTCGTGTTCTTCTACAAGAATCTCAATACATTTAGCAGCATCGTATGCCAAGACATTATCGTCTCCGCATCTTTCAGCTATACCAATTATAGCATTGTCAAATCCATCAGCTATCATCGCAGTCATTTACAATTTCCCCTCCAAGTGCAGCATAACCTATGATATCTACCCACGAGTCATCCTTAGACATGTCCTCGGCTA